ATGAAGCGTGAGAACATCAAGCGCCGACCACTCGCTGATACCGTGCTGTCTACTCTTGAGCCGGAGGCGCGGGAGTACCGCGAAAGCTACGGCGTAGACCGCCTCTACTTCGTCGTTTCGCCTTCCGGCAGGAAGCGTTGGGAGGTGCGTTACAAGAAGCCTACAACCGGGCGATGGGCGTGGATGGGAATCGGCAGCTACCCCGACACCTCAGCTAAGCGAGCCCGGTCGGACGCGCAGAAAGCGGCCGAGCTCGTGGCCAGTGGCATTGACCCGGTCGATCATCGACGCGGCGTCACCGAGCACTCATTTAGAGAAGTGGCAGAGGCATGGTACCAGGACAAGGTTCTACGGGGTCGCGCCGCGAAAACGCTCAAGGGAATGCGCTACTGGTTGGACAATGACGCCCTGCCCGCCCTGGGCACCATGGCCGTGAACCGGATACACCGCAGCGACTGCGCCAAGTTGCAAGAGTCCATCGAGAGTCGTGGCGCCTTCAATACTGCTGAGAAGTCGCGCACCTGGTTGAGCCAGATATTCGGCCGAGCCATTGCCTTGGGCCACACCGAGAATAATCCCGCCTCCAACCTGGCAGACATCGCCGCCCAGGCGCCGAAGGAGGAACGCTACCCTCACCTCCTCGAGCCGGAGCTCCCCGAGTTCCTGCGAACACTGCGAGCCTCCCCCAGCAAGACGATTGTGAAGGCGGCGGCCTGGATGGTCGTGCGCACAGCGTCTCGGCCTGGCATGGTGCGCTGGGCTGAATGGGATGAGATCGACGGCGATGTATGGCGTGTGCCGGCCGAAAAGATGAAGATGCGGCGAGACCATGTTGTGCCACTCACCCGGCAGGTGCTCGAAACCATCGAGACGCTGCGACCATTCACCGGTCGCTCACGGTATCTGTTTCCGGGAGAAGGCGAGAAATCACCAGTGATCTCAGACATGGCCATTAACAACTGCTTCTCCAGGATGGGCTACAAGGGACGGATGACCGGACACGGATCACGCCACACGGCGAAGACGCTGCTTTCCGAGCACGGTTGGCCGGCGGACTGGACGGAGGCCATGCTGGCCCACACCAAGAAGGGGTTGGAGGGGATCTACAACCAGGCGGAATACCTGCAGCACCGAGCCGAGATGATGCAGTGGTATTGCGATTACCTGGATGCCTTGGAGCGAGGCATTAGCGATGAGGAAATAGCGGCGTTCAAAGACAAAGTGGCTAGACAGGTTGGCTAGCACTATGCCCACGACGTATCAGATACTCCAATGGCGAAAGCGACTCGAGCGGCGCGGCTGGTACAACGGCAATAGATTCTCGCCGCCTAAGCACGAGATAATCGAGTACCACGCCGTTTGGAAAGGCCGCATCTACAGCGGGCGCTGCCGGTTGGCTGACTACAATCATTCGGACTGGTGGCGGCCTGGCACCCACGCTTATCTGCTGCTGCGCCGGCACGACGTGTCGGAGGTGGTATGGCGAAAGGTGGGCCGTCGATTGACTCTCGTTAGCGGGCCGGTATGTTAGGAGTGAGTCGACGCGGAGGGGTGTCTGGAATGCTAAAGATGATGCTTAAAAATATCGTCAGGAAAGCGATCAGGAAATACTTTGACCTGGCTGACTTTATTGGCGGCGAGATTGTTGGAGAAAGAGAAAAGCGGATATTGAACAAATATAGAGAGCTATTCCCGGAATCAGGCAGAGATGATGAGATGATAGAAAAAATGCGCGCCGGCTACATGACGTCTGTCAAGAACGCCGGCTCCCTGTTGCTGGCGGCTGCCTCTCTTTCTGTTGCGGTGCTGACCTTGATAGTGACATGGCTTGGTAGTTGATTAAGGAGCAAGCGAAAAATCTTGCTTGCCCCTTCGCCACGCGTACCGTTTCCAGCAAGCTCTAGCCTTTCACCACGCTACCGCCTCAACTTCAGCTTTCGTCGCGGCGTTATTGATCGCCTTCTCAAGCCGATGCCGCTTGCCGGTTAGCTCCTGAGACTCTTGGAAAGTCGCGACGTTCGCTAAGACTTTACCCACGAGTTCAGCGAGCGTCTCAGTGCCATCGTCGCCATTGCGGCCAGCGAGGATGTACTTGAGCGTCGGCGTGGAAGGCGGTTCGCCAGCGCCGCCCGCATCGAGCCAGTCCTGATATGCCTGCGCCTCGGTCTTCTGCTCGCCCCAGCCCTCTCGCTCAATCTCGGGATACGATTTGATAAGCGGGCGCATCTGCTCGTTATATGCATCGTTGATTGCCTCGAGCCGAGCCTCTTTCACGTCGTCAAGCGCCCGCGTATCAGGGTACCCGTCGAACTCGGCCAGGGTGTTGCCCTCGTCGATCCACTGCTGGACGTCGCTATAGAGCTCATTACTCACAGGAACGACGGCGCCCTTCTTCACTCGCCCGTAGTCGTCGAGGCAGACGACACGGCCGGCGTTCTGGTCATGACTAAACATTAGCGCTCCCCCTGCAGATTGACATGATCACAGACGCCGCGTGCACCAATTGCACCGCCTGAATTATCCGGTTTACTACCCCAGTTCGACGCACGCGAACCAGCGTTTGAACCGAAACTCCAGGCCGCTCCTAGGATCGGCGATCCTGCGCTTGCAGTGAATATGTCACCACGCCCGTCAGCCCAGTCGTTCCAGATAGCTGTGCCAGTTGCTGAGGTTCCCGTGATGTCGGCGCCCCACTGCCACATGACACCGGTCGCCTGCTCTACCCCGCACGCTGAACGTTGCCCCGCTTGGTGTTGAGTGGTGCCTGGGTCAGCGCCCACCGCCTGGCGCTCCACCACTCCATATGCCAGCGCGGTAAACTCCTGATAAAACGGAAAGCGCTTCCCCGCTGCCGACAGAATGTCGTTGAACGACCACCAGCTGCCTGAGGCGTAGGTCGACGTGCCGTTGCCGCCATACTCCGATGGGATCTTGGGCAGACTGCTGCCGTCGGCAATCTGTTGGCCGTTGCGGCTGTAGCCGTTGAGTGTGTAGTCCACGTCCACTAGGTAGATGTCGGCCCAGATACGGCCGTCGAGCGACAGCACCATGCCGCGTGGGTTAGGCGCTGAGGGCCGCCAGTTGAGATCCCACATCGACGACTCGACCACCTCCGACGCCCCCGCACTGGCGTGGAATCCGCCTACTACGCGCTCACCTGCAGGCGCGGCGCTGTCGGCATCGACCGCCTGCAGGCTGCCGTCGGTGGCGACATAGATGGTGTAGTCGGTACCGGCGGAGAGCGCTGGCAGCGTCACCGCGGTACCGGCCGCGATCTCGACGATGGTCGAGCCGACGACCAGGGCGAGGGCGCTAGCTGTTTCGAGCGCGGTGCCCGTCGGCGCCGTCCATGCCGGCTGACTGCCATCGCTCTTAATGAAAGCGGTGGCAGTGACGGCGGCGAGCTTAGTGATTCCCAGCGCCGCTTGGGCATCCCCCAGCGTCTTGGCCCCGGTCCCCCCGTCAGCGATGGGGAGCGCGATGGTGGCGCCGGTATCCGGATTAACACTGCGCAGCAGAATATCGTTGGTGCCGTCGTACAGCATGATGTCCCAGCGTGTGCTGGACACCTCTTTCACCCAGATCATGCCGCCGACGACGTAGGTCGGGCGGGAGGCGCCGCGGTGCTGGCTATGCAGGGCATCGCGGAAGTTGTTGAGAAACACGGCCAGCTGGGTGCCCGATACCGTGTTTGGGTCCAGGGTGCCGAAATCGGATTGACTCATGGCGTCTTCCTTGTGTGTGCTCAGGCGGCGCGGCGGCCGTAACCTTTGGCGAGATAATCGAAGGTGGCGGCGACGCCGGTGTCGGTGTCGTCGATGAATTGCAGGTCGAAGCCTTCGGCGTCGATGTTGGTGATGCGCTTGCGCTCACCTGGCGCCAGCCCCTGGGCATCCACGGCCAGGCTAGGCCGGGCGATGAATGCAGGGGTGAATGAGATCCGCATGCCCTCTGGCGGGCAGGTGATGTCCTGCCCGTCGGCAACGCGATCGGGCATGTCGATGGTGATGCTCATGACCTCAACGCGAGGCGTGATCGCGGGGGCGAAGCTCTGCAAGTGCAAGCGGAATCGCCAGGCGCGGGCGGTGTACTCGGCGGCCCGTAGCGGCTCCCAGTCGGTCCAGCTCTCAGGGTCTTCGGGTGCGTTACTGGTCGACACTTCGAGGACGATGCCCCACTGCGACACTTCGGAAAGGTCCAGCCGCTCGACATCGGCGAGCCGCTCCCAACTGGCCATAACGCCAAGGATGTCGAATCCATCGGCGAGCAGCTCACTGGAAAGCCGGCAGGCATAGACGTGGCCCAGGTCGACGACCTCGGCAGCCTCGTACCAGCCCTCAGTCGCCACGCCGCCGATACCGTGCGTCAGGTTTGGGACCTCGGCGAGAGTGGTCCAGGCGGCGATAGGCTCACCGGCGCCGAGCTGCAGGGCGCCATTGATGGACGTGGTGCCATCGTTGACGCCGGACCACTCCGGCGCCTCTGCCACCTCCTCGACCACGTTGACGCCCAGCAGGTCAGTGATTTCAGACGTCGCCCGTACGGCGTTGAGGCTGGCTCCGCCGCTCGTGTCCACCGCCTTCACCAGGTAGGTGCCCTTGCGCGCCGGAAGCATCAGGCTGGTGGTGCCGGCGGCCACGCGCTCGACGATGTCTTGCGCGTTCGACCAGGTGGCGCCGGTAGTAGCGCTGCTGAACCGCACCCGGTAATGGCTCAGGTCCAGATCAGGAACGGGTGACCACTCGAGCAGCACTTGCGATGCGTTGACCGACACGCGCAGATCTTCGACGTCTGACGGCGGCGCCAGCAGGCCTTGCAAGGCGAATACCTGAGAACGCCACGGCGAGCGCTGGCCGGTGCCGCTGACCGAGCGCACCCGGAACTGGTATTCGCCCGGCCCGCTGTCGCGCAGCTCAGCGGTCAGGCCTGACGTGGTAGTGAGCGCCTCGAAATCAGCGCCACCGGGGCGCCACACTTCCACTTCCTGATAGACGATGCGTGGGTCATTGCCGGCGCTGATCGACAGCGTGACGCCGGAACGCACGGCAGGGCCGGTGCGGTACAGGAACTCTTCAACGTCGAGGCCACCAGGTGGCGGTAACGGGCCGGTGGGAATCAGCGAGGTCTCGCGCTCGGCGAGCACCAGGCCCTGCTCAACCCGGGCGTACTTGGTCGGGTCGTGCTGTACGCCGCTGATCTGGTAGAGGTGGCCATCTTCTGACACGCCGACGACGCGGAACAGGGCCGGCTCAATCGACTGGCTGGATAGGATCCAAACCGCGCCGGGCACCGGGGTATCGCTGAATGGTTCGCTGAGTGTGACGGTGTCGCCGCTGAACGCATCGACCGGGCGGCGTTCGGTAGTGCCGCTGGGCAAAACGCAATCCAGATACCAGAGCTCACTGCCTCCGGTGGCCGCATCGGGCACCTTGTCCAGCGTCAGTTGATCCAGCCCGGTGGTTTTCAGGCGGCCACCCATGCGAGCGCCAGCCGTTGCCGGGTCTGCAATGGCGATGATCTCGCCCGGCCGCAGGTCGGCATGATCAACTCCCGCGGTATAGCTGACGGTCTGCGTTTCGTTGCGCTCGCTATCCAGCAGCCATTTGCACACGCGGTGGGCAATTCCGCGCGATGTGCAGCCGAAGGCGGTAATCTCGGTCTGGCGCCAGCCAAATTGACGAATAGCCTCGTCGTCCTCGAGCACTTCTGGTTGGAGGCGATACCCATCCGCCGGGTCGTTCCAGCTCACCATGGCCACGCTGTGGCGCGCACGCAGGGCGGTACCGGAATACTCGAACTCACCGCCGACGACGTTGGCAGGCGTGACCAGCTTGACCGGGTCTGATGGCATGTCAGCAACGGGTACCGCGGTATTGCTGCCCCAGTACGTCATGCCCCGGAAAACGCTGGCCAGCTGGTTCAGGGCCTTGATCGCGTCTTCGCGGGAGCTCAGTACGGTGTTGATGGTAAAGCGCGGCTCCATGCCGCCATAGCCGTCCGGCACCAGTTCATCGGAGTAGCGGCCGATCTCGTACAGCGCCCACTTGTCGACGATCTCCATACCCGCGCCATAGCGGGTATTGGTCGCTAGGTCGTAATAGACCCAGGCCGGGTTGTCGGTCCATGCAAGCTGAAAGGTGCCATCCCAAAGCCCGGTATACTCGCGGGTCTCCGGGTTGTAGTTGCTCGGCACCCGGATAATCCGGCCTTTAATCTCATAGGCCCGATCGGGAATGCTGGTACCGAACTGGCGGGCATCTACCTCGAGGGCCACCAGGGCGCTGTCCGGATAGGTGAGGCGAGCATCAATCAGCTCGGTGTAGCCTGACCAGTATGTATCGTTGCGAAGGTTGGCCTTTTCGCTGTCGGCCGTCAGGCGGCGTACGCGAATATCCCAGGGCCCAGTGCCTGACAGGTTTACGCGCACCTGCCGCTCATAGGGGCTTGTCGTCTTGCCCTTGATGTTGATGCGCTTCTGCTCGGCCCAGCTGCCGCCCTGGGGCTTTACGTCCACCGCCAGCGATACCGATGCCCCCTTGAGGTCGCCGGTCTCCGGGTCTTGGTAGCTAAGCGCTTGCAGACGAACGCGGACACGCACGGCATCGGCGTTCAGATTCGACACCGTGCGCACCAGTGGCGTCGATTGCTTGACCTGGGTGCTGACTTCTTCCTCACCCTCCACCGATGCAAAGCCGGGGATACGCGACTGCTCAGGGTCGCCGTTGCGGGTGTGAACCGTAACGCCCTGAAAGTTGTAGCTGCCATCGCTCGACTGCAAAGGCGTGTCGTCCAGGTAGACCGACTGCAGGCCATTGGCCAGGCCAACGATTGGGCCTTCGCTGATCAAGTCGAGAATGCGGGCCGTGGCGGCTGATTGCAGGGTGTTAGGGGACTCGACCGGCGTGCGCTGCTCGCCACCGCCGCCGCCCTTGCCGCCGCCCTTGGCGCCTGAAATGTCATGGTGATCCACGCTCACACCTCCTCGGCGGCTAGGCCTGCACTGATCACCACCGAGCCGGTGCGAATGCGACCGTATACGACCGGTACCGGCAGCCCCTGGGTGCTGGTGTTCGTGGGGCCATCGAACAGGAATGACGAGCGCTGCTCTGGGCGCTCGCGGCCGTCGTAGTCGACGCCGGGCATAGTGGTGGTCATCTGGACGACGCCACCAATGGCCATCGCACCACCGGTGGCCATGAGATACGGGTTACCCGTGACCGCGCCGACAGTGAAAATGACCGCACCGGCGATGGTGTTGAACAGCCCATCACCGGCGCCCGCGGTAACAGGCAGGAAATGCACTTCGTCTTGCCGGCCAAGCGCCAGCGTCAGGCCCTCTTCATCCAGCGAATTGCCGTCATCCAGCGGGCCGCGCACCACATGCCAGTCGCCGGCCTCGACTGCCTGGCGAAAACCGGGAAGCTGGGATGCCAGGGCGCGGGCTGCCTCTGCTGGGTCGCGGACGTCTAACGAAAAGGGCCCGCCGAAGCGAGCCCCTAGAGCACCATGCAGGTAGATGGTTTTCATGCCGATTCATGCCTTAGCCAGAGAACGATGTGATGCTGCCAGCGAGCGATGGGCTCGCGGCGTGAAATCCGCTGTGCATCGACCGGGTGTTCTGCCGCCGGGTGATGCAGCGCCAGTCCGTTCTCCAGCAGGATGCCGGCATGGTTGGGTACCGGGCTGCGCAACTGAGACACCCACAGGTCGCCGGGGCGCGCTTCCTCTTGCTCAATCTTCCTGAAGCCAGCCTCTTTGAACCGCGTGCGGTAGAAGTCTTCGCCCTTCAACCACCATTCCCAGTCGCGCGGGTATTCAGGCAGCACTACGCCGCGCTCGATGCGGTACCAGTCGCGAATCAGGGCGTAGCAGTCGGTGATGCCATGGCGGAAGCCGCGCCCGATCAGCGGCGCCACATCGACACCATCGCCCCACCACACCGGCGCAGTTGCTGTTTCGCCGTCGGTGGCCACGATGCCCCAGGGCACGCCGGTGGCGAGCTGCCCGAGCATATCCGCCTCGCTTGGGCAGGCGGGAAAATCCGGGTGACTGTGCACCACAGCCAGCAAGCCACGCGCATGTGCGGCCGCCATTTCCCGTTTTGCGACATGGAATGTGGCGCAGGGGTCGTCGGCGATATTGGCGACGCGCCGGCACTCCCCTGGCGTGATCAACCACACCGCTTCCTCGGGGTAGGCGGCCAGCGCCTCTTCGCGTAGCTGGTGGCGGTATTCCTCGAACATCTGGCAGCACCTGTTATCTGAACCGGGCAACGCCCGGGAATCCGTAGAACGGCAGGTCGCCGTACTGGCCGAAGCGCTTCCGGCAGTCACTCAGCCGCTTGCCGCAGTTATCGCCGCCAGTAGCGGCCGCCGTGCCATCGCGCTGGTATTCACCGGTGCCGGCATACGGGCAAGTCACACCCTCGTAGCGGTATTGCGTGCCGTCCCACCAGCGGTAGCGGTGGCCACAGGTGTCGCGCAGCACCTGCCGAGCAGGGATCTGCAGCCCCTCATGATCCATCTTGACCGACAGCTCGAACTGGATAGCCGTGGGTTTTTGCCGGGTCTTGCGCTCGATGACGTAGTAGTCAGGCGGAAACGTCGCGCTGGGGTCGGGGTCGGTGCCGTCATCCAGGCACTTGCGGTAGGTACGTATGCGCTTAACCGGCACGCCCACCAGGTCATCAGCGCTCAATACCAAGGACAGAAACGCCAGGTTCATGGCGGTTATGGTCAGCGTTGGGCGCGGCATGGTGCCCTTGCCGTTCCACTCGAAGCCATCGGCCTCGATCGGTATCACCAGGTATTCATTGCCGCCGAACATCACCGACGCCGCGTTGCCTACCGCCTCCGGGGTAAAGCGCTGGATGCCCTGGCCCTGGTCGGTCGTGTCCAGTTCGAACAGCGTGACGCGGGCATCCTGCTCGAGCAGCTGCGATTCGCGGGCAATGATCTCGCTCATGACGGTGAGAAGTCCTCGACGAAGGTGGCGCTAATGCTGGCAAAGCGGGCGCTGGTGGGACGCTGCGAACTCAGCTCCTGACAGATCCACTGGCGGGGCGTGTCCTCCCATGGCGGCTGCCACAGGAACGGGGTCACGCCCTTTCGTGCGCGCAGGAAGCCATCGAGCTGCTCATACTCGGCCTGGGTGAGTAGTGTCCAACTCGGCGACCAGGTATCGCGCACGCTATTCAGCCCCGCCGGCTGACGCTGCACGTAGCCGTCGCCGAACTCGGTTTGATCAACCTTGAACTGCGTTCGAAGCGACGGGCCGAAATCAGCGGGAATATCGGGCAGTGTGTCCATGCATTACTCCGTTTCAGGATGCCAACACGCCGCCGGGGCGCTTCTGCTCCTGGATTACGCTGATTACCTCAGTCTTAAACGCCCGACCGAATGCCCGGCCCTGGCGCGCGGCGTCCTCGTCGCTCATCCCCTTTTGAGCCTGCACTGTGATGGGGGCATGAATAGTGACGTTTCCGCCCCCGCCATTCCGGGGTGCCGCCTGCGCCTGACGGTCTAGGAACTGTTTCAGGTCGCGGTTGGTGCGGTTGTCGACCACACGCTCGCCGCGCTCGAGGTTCCAGGTGCCGCTGTTGGGGATAGAGTCGATGCCGTCGTGAGCCTGCCCGGCGACCTGCATCTGGGTGCCGGCAATGGTGGAGACAATGCTGGCGGTCTGTGCGGCCACGGCAGCCATGGCCCCGATGTTGGCCGGGAACGGCATCGATGCCGCGCTGGCAATGCCCTGCTGGATCTTCACGATTGAGTCGGCAATCGCGAACCCCTTGCTGACCGCGAACATCGCGCGATAGATGCCGCTCTGCTCACTGGCGAACTGGCCGGCCATGCTGGTCAGGTTGCCGAACAGGTCCGAATAGCCCTGCATCTGCGCCGAGCGCGATTGCTGCTCGTACTGCTGCACCGTCTGCTGGTGCTGCTGCTCGAGCGCTTCAATGGCGGCCTTAGCTTCCGACTGAATGCCGTACTCTTCAGCCGTGAACTCACGCAGCATGGCGAGGCGCTGCTCGTATTGCTGCTGGTAAACCGCCATCTCATTGCCGAGGCGGTTGGCTTCACCAAACGGGCCGGACACTGAGGCATCAAGCTGGCCAGGGGGCGTCAGACCAGACGTGCCGACCTCGCCGATCTGCTGCTGCAACTGACGCTGTGCCAGGTTGCCGAGATTGCCGCCCATGGCATCGACGATTGCAGCCTGGTCTTTCAGTTCCTGTAGCTTCGCCAACTGAGGCAGCAGGCTTTGAACCACGCTCTTTTGCTGATTCAGGCGGTCGATCTCTTCCGCCATCGACACCAAGTTCTCCTTGCGGGCATTGGAGAGCTCAGAGAGGCTGCCTTTTTCCAACTGATAGCGAAGCTCTGCCGCACGAGAGGTTTCATCAAACAAGGCGATTTGCTTCGCCATACTGCTGGAAAGGTCGTCATATCGGTCAGCGAGTGCATCAGCATTAGACCGAGCTGCCTTTGA